AAGGGTCTGGCTCGTGCTATGGCCTACACCAAGCAAGTTAAAGCTGCATCCGTCTTGAACAACGGTTTCAGCAATGCTTACGCTGGTGGTGATGGTGTTGCTCTGTTCTCTACAGCGCACCCATTGGTGTCTGGTGGCACTAACAGCAATCGTCCTTCAACCAATGCTGACTTGAATGAAACATCGTTGGAAAACGCTGTGATTCAGATCGCCGCTTGGACTGATGAGCGTGGCCTGTTGATCGCTGCTAAGCCTAAGAAATTGATCGTGCCCCCAGCACTTCAGTTCGTTGCTACTCGTTTGCTCGAGACCAGCCTGCGTGTTGGTACCGCTGACAACGACATCAACGCGTTGAAGAACAACGGTTCAATTCCTGAAGGTTACACAATTAACCACTACTTGACCGACACAAATGCTTGGTTCTTGACAACAGACGTACCTAACGGCTTGAAGCACTTCGAGCGTATGGCGTTGTCCACATCTATGGATGGTGACTTCGACACAGGTAACGTTCGTTACAAGGCCCGTGAGCGTTATAGCTTCGGCTGGTCTGACCCATTGGGCGTCTTCGGTTCGCCCGGTTCAACCTAATATTTCTTTAGAAATATTTGAAAAGGGGCCTTGTGCCCCTTTTTCTTTTGGTGTATATTGCTTTTAATCCGGGTCTTCCGGTGTATCAAACAGTCCCGGCTGACGACATGCAGATTGATACGCCTAACTTGCATGTAAGGTAAAAATCATGGCATTAACCACATTCTCCGGCCCAGTCTCTTCCCTCAATGGTTTTATTGGCGGCACAGCCACTAGCCCTATTGCAGAAACAACTGCTGGCAACGTATCCGAGTTTTACGCTACGACTTCAGCCGCTACCGGCGATACACGTTTGTCGTATAACCGCTTGGAATTTACTTCCACTGGTTCTGGCGAGACTATCCGCGCTTTGACCCGCGTAACGGGTGCTGGCGGCGCTACAGGCGGCACGATCAATGGTGCTCACGTTAGCTTAAGCGTTAACGGCTCTGGCACTATCTCTGGCGCTGGTAACGCACTTCGCGCTACTTTGGGTGGTACTTCTACAAACCCCGGCGGCACACTGGCAGCTATTCAGGCTGACTCTGACTTTGCTTCTGGTGGCACTTGGACTAACACTTCATTCATCCGCTTTACAAATAGCGGAACAGGCACTGTTCCTAATTTGTTTAACATCCCCGCAGCTTTGTTTGTAACAAGCACGGCCACTATTGCTAAGACTTTGAGAGTCGTGGCATCAGACGGTACGCCTTACTTCATCATGTGCTCTAGCGCGGCTTAACATGCAGATCACCAAGGAATTCTTGGAGTCTGAGATTCGTGAACTTGAGACTGAAGCGCAGAAGGCACAAACCTTTTTGACTCAGGCTCAAGCCACAATCCAAGCGTACAAGATGCTCATAAACAGGCTAGAAGCCCCAGAACCGGAGCAAGAAAATGGCAATGCAATATGACGTAAAGAGTAGTTACGTATCAACTACGGCTACTGCCTTTGATGGTAGAACCCGTTTAAAAGGTATTGTTGTAACTCCCGGCTCTGCCGCAGGCACTGTGGTAATAAGAGATGGCGGCGCAAGCGGTACAGTGGTATTTTCTACTGCGACAGTCGCTGCGGGAACTCCGTTTAATGTGGTGATACCCGGTGAAGGTGTTCTTTGCCTGACAGATTTACACGTGACTGTATCCGGTTCTGCAACTACGGCAGTGGTTTTCTATGGCTAAGAGTCCAGCATGGCAGAGGAAAGAAGGCAAGTCCGAGAAGGGCGGCTTGAACGCCAAGGGGCGAGCCTCGTACAACGCGGCCAACCCCGGGAAACCCGGATTGAAACGTCCTCAACCCGAGGGCGGCTCACGGCGCGACTCTTTTTGCGCCCGCATGAAGGGGATGAAAGCGAAGCTGACCAGCGCAAAGACAGCCAACGACCCGGATTCACGGATCAATAAGTCTTTGAGGGCGTGGAACTGTAAGGATGGTGGATATGTAACTGCGGCTGATGGATGCGCTACAAAAGGCAAGACAAAAGGGCGGATGGTATGACTGAACATTCAGATAACGTAAAGAACACGCTGGATTTTGTAGCGGTGTTTGCCACGTTTGGTTCTTTCTTAGAACTGTTCAACCCACTGTTTGCTTTGATTGGTGCAATAGTCGGTTTGATGCGCATTTACGAAATGACAACGGGTAAGAACTTCTACGACTTGTTCAAGCGAAAGAAAGACGATGCCGTCGACGAGTAAGAAGCAACACAATTTCATGGCGGCGGTGGCTAACAACCCGTCGTTTGCTAAGAAAGTAGGAGTCCCACAGTCCGTGGGTAAAGAATTTTCTAACGCGGATAAAAACCGCAAATTTTCAAAAGGTGGTGATACTATGGCTTCCAAAATGAACCCCGGCTTTATGGCAATGATGGCTAAGAAAAAAGGCGCTCCTGCTAAGAAAATGGCTGGTGGCGGTATGGCAATGGGCAAAGTTAAAACAGGCGCCCCTAGCCGTGATGGTATTGCTGAAAAAGGCAAAACCAAAGGCAAGATGGTCGCCATGAAAATGGGCGGCAAAGCCTGCTAAAACCATGATGGCCAGCCGCGGTATGGGGGACATCGCCCCCTCTAAAATGCCCAAGGGCGTCAAGAAAGCCCGGCGGGACGACACTGACTTCACGCAATACGCTGAAGGCGGTAAAGTAAATGCGGCTGGCAATTACACGAAACCTAGTCTGCGCAAGCGGATTGTGTCTCAGGTAAAAGCCGCAGCAACGCAGGGTACTGGTGCAGGTCAGTGGTCAGCGCGTAAAAGCCAACTAGTCGCTAAAAAATATAAAGCTGCTGGGGGCGGTTATCGTGACTGAGGCTATAAAAACCTGTACAGATTGTGGAGAGTCAAAGCCATTGTCTGCTTTCCGCAGTCGGGGTGGCCAAATGGCGCATCTGTACAAAAGCCACTGCAACACCTGCTTGTATAAAAGACACAAAGATTGGGCTGAAGACAACCAACATCGAATTGCTGATTATCGGGAGCGAGATCCGTGGACACTAGCTAAAAGGTGCAGTCGTCGCGGCATCACCCCAGAACAGCTTGTTGAGTGTTATGAACGGCAAGAGGGTTGTTGCGCAATTTGCAGGGCAGAAGTTGCTTTGATTGATAGCGCAATAGACCACAATCACGATACAGGGGAGTTTCGCGGCGTGTTGTGTAAGCAGTGCAATCGCGCTTTAGGTATGTTTAAAGATAGCCCTGTAATATTGCGTAACGCGCTAGAATACTTAGAAGCATTTGGGAGCTATGGAAATGGCACTTAAACCTTCACAACAGTCTCTCAAGGATTGGGGCGACCAAAAATGGAGAACCAAAAGTGGTAAAAAATCTTCTGACACTGGCGAAAGATACCTTCCTAGCGCTGCGATTAAGAGCCTCAGTCCTGCTGAGTACGCTGCGACAACGCGTGCGAAACGTGCTGGCAAAAAAGCCGGAAAACAATTCGTAGCGCAACCTAAAACGATTGCAAAGAAAACGGCAGGATTTAGATGACCACTTCAGGAACTGCAGCGTTTAATCTTGACCTCACTGAGTTGGTTGAGGAAGCGTTTGAACGCGCCGGTTCGGAGTTGCGTACGGGCTACGATTTGCGTACAGCACGTCGTTCATTGAACTTGATGTTTGCTGACTGGGCAAATCGTGGTGTCAACATGTGGACGTTTGAGCAGGGCACGATTAACCTGACTCCGGGTCTAAACAACTACGCACTACCCGTAGATACGGTGGATCTACTTGAGCATGTGATTCGCACGGGTGCGGGTAGCGCGTCCACGCAGGCGGATCTAACCATAACGCGTATCAGTGTTTCTACTTACGCCACGATCCCCAACAAACTGCAACAAGCCCGTCCAATTCAGGTGTGGTATCAGCGTTTGGATGGCCAGACTTCTTCCATTGGCACTACGCTTAACGGCGGGATTACAGCCACAGACACCACAATCACATTAACTTCCGCTGCCGGACTTCCTGCCACAGGGTTCTTGTTGATTGAGTCCGAGACTATCCAGTACGGCTACATCTCTGGCAACGTGCTTAATAACTGCTTCCGTGGGCAGAATGGCACAACTGCCGCAGCACACTCAACTGGCGTGTCCGTGTACACGCAGAATCTACCCTCTGTGACCCTCTGGCCAACCCCAGACAACAGCGTAACGTATCAGTTTGTTTACTGGCGCATGCGCCGTATTGATGATGCTGGTGGTGGTGTACGCACGATGGATGTACCTTTCCGCTTCCTGCCCTGTATGGTGGCGGGTCTCGCCTATTACTTGGCTCTCAAGATTGAGAATGGCGCTGAGCGTCTGCCGGTCTTGAAGCAACAATACGATGAAGCTTGGCAGTTGGCCGCTGATGAAGATCGTGAAAAGGCTTCGGTACGTTTTGTTCCGAGGCAACAGTTTATTG